TGAGTGGCAATGCTTCATCAGCAACTGCTCTTCAAACGTCACGAACAATCAGCCTGACAGGCGATGTTAGCGGCTCTGCCTCATTTAATGGTACTACTGACGCTACAATTACCGCTGTTGTGGCTGATGATAGTCACTCTCATAGCACTGCTACGATTACTGGTTTAGACGCTGCTTTGACTAGCTATGCGCCAAAAGCGTCTCCTGCTTTAACAGGTACGCCAACAGCACCCACAGCAGCAGTCGGTACTAATACCACACAACTAGCTACGACAGCTTTTGTTAATTCTGAGATTGCGAACGATGCTCCTACCAAGACAGGCGGTGGTGCTAGTGGCACTTGGGGTATCAACATTACTGGCAACGCAAACTACGCTACGACAGCCGGTTCAGCTCCCGCCTCTGATGTTTACTCATGGGCTAAAGCAGCTTCCAAACCTTCTTATACATATAGCGAAGTTGGCGCTCCATCAACCACAGGCACAAACGCCAGCGGTACTTGGGGTATCAATATTACTGGTAACGCTAATACAGCTACAACAGCAGCTAACGGCGGTGTAACCTCTGTCAATGGCTCTACTGGTGCGGTAACAATTTCAGTTCCTCCTGCTTTTGACTCAGGTACTGTGATGCTATTTCATCAAACCTCTGCACCAACTGGTTGGACTAAAGCAACTAACCACACTGACAAAGCAATTCGAGTTGTTAATGGCTCGGTAGGTGCAGGTGGTTCTAATGGATTTGCTGCTGCTTTCGGAACACCCACAGTGACAGGTTCAGTTAGTTTGAGCGGTAGTGTTGGTGCTACTACTTTGTCAGAATCCCAAATTCCATCTCACCGACATTTGGTTATTAACAGCGGATACGCTAACATTATTGCTGGTTGGGGTTACCCTGTTACTGCAAGTAACCAAGTAGCGAGTGCTTATCAAGGGCAAGGCTATGAAAACTACCACTTACAAGCACACTCATCAGACGCAAACGCTGGTCGGTCTTCTGCTACTGGTGGCGGCGGTTCCCATGACCACTCGTTCTCAGGCTCTGGTTCTTTAGGTAGCGCTTCCGCTTCTATCAACGTTGCTTATATTGATGTAATTATTGCTATTAAAAACTAATGAAACTAGAAGCTAAATCTAATTGCCCACTAGACGGGTTCAAGCCTTGTAGACAATTAGAGTGCGCTTGGTTTATAAAGATTCGCGGTCAAAATCCCAACACAGGCGAAGAAATAGACGATTACGGTTGTTCTATTGCTTGGATGCCTGTGTTGATGATTGAGAACAGCCAGCAACAGCGTCAAACAGGCGCTGCTGTCGAATCTTTCAGAAACGAGATGGTGCGTTCTAATGAAGTAAGTCAACAAGTCCTTATGGCAACTATACAACACGCAGTACCAACTACAAAATTTATAGAGGTGAAATGATGTCAGACTTGAATCCCATTGAATATGGGAGATTGCTAGCTAAGGTCGAGGGATTGGAAAGCAAAGTTAATAGCATGGATGCTGATATCAAGTGCCTCCTCGCTTTAGCAAACCAGAGTAAGGGCGGTTTTTGGATGGGGATGACAATGGCTTCATTGGCAGGGGGCTTCCTCACTTGGTTAGCACAACATTGGAGTAAGTAATGATAGACCCTGTTAGCGCATTTGCCCTAGCTTCTGGTGCCTTCAACATGATTAAGAAGGCAGTCGAAACCGGAAGGGAGATTGAAGATTGTGTCGGATATTTCGGCAAGTTCTTTCAGGGTGTTAGTGATGTAAATAAAGCAGAGGAAGAGGCTAAAAACCCTCCTCTGTTTCGTAAGCTATTCAACAGCGGTTCTGTCGAAGAAGAGGCTTTCCAAGCTGTCGTCCACAAACAGAAGATTCAGCAAATGGAGAATGAGCTACGAGAGATGATAACCTATCGCTACGGGATTGAAACATACCGCGAGATGTTGCAGATGCGTAGGCAGATAAGACAGGATAGGGAAAATACGGTATATAAACAGCAACAAAGACGTAAAGCCTTTTTGTGGAATAGCTTATATATGTCTTTAATATCTGTCTGTTTAGGTGCTCTGTGGTGGATGGTTTTGTTGTTTATAGAATTGAAGGGTAAATGATGGCTATATCGGCTGAATTAATTAAAGCACTAATGAGCGGAGAGGTTGGGATTAATGATCCTTATAACCAGAACCCTTTCTTTAGACAAGATGAGATTAACCAAACTGTTTTAGACAAAGCCTTGGAAGAGGATTTACTCAGGAAGAAGCAGCTTGCAATGACTGGTTTGTTTGCTGGTGATTCAGGGGACAGCGGTGTTCCTACGATTGATCCGGCTGTTATGGCTGCGTTGGAAGCTGAAAACAGCACAGCCCGTGGTGAGCGTAACAAAGCCTTCATGGACTATGTGATGAGGAACGACACAGATAGAAGCCTTGGTTTCGCTTTAGGTCTGACAGATAGCATGGGTGGTGTTACGCCCGGACGCGTCGCTCAAATGGCTAACATCTACGGCAGGACTCCCTCATTCCTACAAGGTTTGTTATCTCCTGACTACGGTAATGCTGCTGGATTCATGGGTCAGAACGATTGAATCTTTGGCGGGTACACATCAGGTGGTTTTGCTCCGATGGGCGCACAACAATCAGCAGCACTTGCAGCACAGGATTTAGGTTTGTTCGACACCCCAGAAGAACGTGCAGCGTGGTATGCAGAGGCAGACAGCGGTACAAGCAGGGATTCAAGTACGAATGACTCAGGTGGGTACACTGGAAATACAGATGTATCGCAGAGTGATTTTGGCGGTTATGGGTCAGAAGTGGGGTACGGTTGATGAGACACTCAGTAGGAAAACAACTAACAGCAGGGGTCGCTAATACAATTTTTACCGTCCCTAACGGCTACAAAGCTGAGATGGATATGTTGTTCATATCTAACCTCGACGCTAACAACAAAACAACCACAGCTTACTGGCAACATGCCCACGACATAAACCATAAGATTCGCATTATTGATTCTTACCCAATGGCTTCTCATTCTTTTGTTCAGTTCAGTCAAGGGTCGGTTGTATTGCAGCAGGGTGATTCTTTTGTTGTCCAACCAGAGGCAGGTGCGACTCAAAGCTGCATCGTCACGTTTGACCTAAGAAAAGAACCACAAACAGTCGCTTTTGATGGTGAATAAACTTGACAAAAACATAATTTTGTGGTATAATAGCAACAAAGGAAGAAATAAATGACATACTTAGAACTTGTCAATGCAGTATTACGCAGACTTCGAGAGAGTGAGGTAGCCACCGTACAAGGATCAGGTAATTCTAACTCTTATGCTCGTTTGATTGGAGACTTTGTAAACGAAGCAAAAGCTCAGATTGAGAACGCTTGGGATTGGAGTAGCTTACGAACCACCTTAGCGGTAATCACAACTCCTAATGTGTTTAGTTATGAATTAAACGGGACGCAGAATAACTTTGAAGTGTTAGATGTATGGAATAATACAGATGACATTCAAATGCAACCTAAATCGGCTAACTGGTTTAATACAGAGTTTCTAACAGCAACTCCTCAAACAGGTCAACCACTTTTCTATAACTTCAACGGCGTTACAGCAGATGGTGACGCTCAGGTGGATGTATACCCTATCCCTAACGGCGCGTATGAGTTATTGTTTAACGTAAGTTTGCGGAACTCGGTACTCACTACTGATTCTGATGTTATTTATATTCCAAGCCGCCCTGTAATTCTATTAGCTACTGCGATGGCTATTGAGGAACGTGGCGAAGATGGAGGACAGCAGAGTATTAACTCGTACCAGTTAGCGCAATCAGCTATTTCAGACGAGATTGCTTATGATGCAGCCCGTCACCCAGAGGACACAATTTGGTATAGCGTATGAAACAACTTCAAGCACTCTCAGTAGTCTCGCCCGGCTTTTACGGGTTAAACACGCAAGAGAGTGGCATCACCTTATCATCTAACTACGCTCAGCTTACTGACAACGTTGTTATTGATAAGTATGGTCGGCTAGGCTCACGTAAGGGCTGGCAGATGCGTACAGCGGATGGTGTTACTCAACTTGCTGGTGCTTCCATTGAATTCATGGTGGAGCACATTAACGCTGACAATACTTCTGTAACTTTGTCAGGTGGTAATAACAAACTGTTTAAGAACGGTGCGGATGGAGGTGCGTTGGTTGACATTACACCTAATCTCTACACTGTTACTGGTAATAATTGGAAAGGCGCATCTCTATACGATCACGCTTTAATAGTCCAGGCAGGGCATGAACCAATTGTGTATAACGAAGGTTCATCGCCAGTAACACAAACAATCACAGATTACACAGGAGTAACACAATCTTATGGAACTAACTTCCCTAGCGATGTTGTGGCTGCTTATGGTCGTTTCTGGGTTCACGATGGTTCTACTATCTATTGGACTACTGATATTGCTGATGTAGCTTTCCCAGCTTTTAATGGCGGTACAAGCGGATCATTAAATATCTCTGCCGTGCTGCCTAATAACGTAGACAATATTGTAGCTCTTGCCTCTCACAACGGCTTTTTAATTATCTTCTGTGAAAAGAACATTGTCATGTACAAAGGTGCTGAAAACCCACTAGGAGACTTCATGTTCCACGACACCATTGCTGGTGTTGGTTGCTCTGCCCGTGATAGTTTACAGAGCACTGGTAACGATTTAATCTTTTTGTCTGACACAGGTATTCGTAGCCTTGGTCGTCTGCTGCAAGAGAAATCCTTGCCTATGCGTGATCTAACTAAGAATGTACGTGACGATTTACTGAAAGATGTTTTACAGGAGCGTGTTAACGAAGGTAACCTCTCAGGCGTTAAATCAATCTATTCAGAGATCAACGCTTTCTACCTCCTGTCATTCCCTTCGACTTCGACTGTATATTGTTTAGATATGCGGCAGCCTTTGGAAGACGGTTCAAGCCGTGTTACTGTCTGGTATGCGTATCAAGCAAGTTCTTTCTTACGGCGTCGAGATCGGGAATTACTCGTAGGTAAAACAAACGGGATCGGACGCTACTACGGTTATAGCGATAACGGTGTTAAATACAGACTTCGTTACTTCTCTCACTATTTAGATATGGGAGCGCCTACAACATTAAAAATTCTAAAACAGATTAATGCAACGGTAATTGGTGGCAGTAACCAGTCTTTTGTTATCAAAACTAACTTTGATTACACAGAAGCCCCTAGGTCTTACCCTTTCACAATCGTTACAGGAGATGTAGCTGAATACGGTTCAAGCGAATACGGTATTGGTGAGTTCTCGTTTGGTATTATTCTGGACTCAATTAAGAGTAGTGTTGGCGGCAGCGGTAACACAATTCAAATTGGTTTTGAAGCTGATGTTAACGGCAACGAGTTATCGGTGCAAAAGATTGATATGTTTGTTAAAACAGGAAGGATGAGTTAATGGCTAACTATTTAAAGGCTACGGACTTCGCAGCCAAAGACGCCCTACTCTCAGGCGATCCTAACAAGATTGTTAAGGGTACAGAGATAAATGATGAGTTTGATTCTATTCAAACAGCCGTAAACAGTAAAGCTAATATTAGCTCTCCTGCTTTCACTGGTTCCCCTACTGCTCCTACGGCTACTGCGGGCACTAACAATCAACAACTAGCTACAACAGCTTTTGTCACCTCTGCTGTAAGTTCTTATGACGCTGCGCTTACTGTATCAACAGCCCAGATTGAAGACGATGCCGTAACAGCGGCTAAGTTAGCAGACACAGGCGTAACAGCGGCTACTTATGGTTCCGCATCAGAAATACCTGTTGTAACTGTTAACGCGCAAGGGCAGGTTACTTCTGCCACCACAACGGCTATCACCATTTCAGACCCAATAGGTGTAAACCAAACGTGGCAAAATATGACAAGCTCACGTGCTTTGAGTACAGATTATACCAATAGCACTGGTAGACCTATTCAAGTATCAGTGGGTGTCTACTACACGTATGATGGAACTCCAATATCAATTGTGGTAGACGGTGTTTCTTTCTTTTCTCTGAGAACTTATGGCGGCGGCGGTGTAGCAGCAACTATTGATTACCCCCTTTCTTTTATAGTACCAGCAGGTAGCACCTACAAAGTAACGGGCGGTTCTATTCGGGGTTGGTTTGAATTACGCTCTTAACAAGCTGAAAAGATAAGGAAATATTATGTCATTTTGGGATTTAGCGGGTAACGTGGCATCAGCCTTGATTACCAGAAACGCAATGAAAGACTCAGCAGCAGCTAACCAAGAAGCCGCGCAACAAGCCGCAGCAGCCGCTGAGTTTAAACCTTGGGCTGTCACCACTGGTTACGGGACTAGCTATTTCGATAAGGATAAAAACCAAGCGGGTTACAACATGAGTCCTGTCATGCAAGCGTTCCAAAACAGCTTGTATCAAGGCGCTGGTGACTTTATGGGGCAGATTAGTGCTGACCCACAGGTAGCGGCACAGGACTACATGAACCGACAGATGAGCTTGTTGCAAGGCTCACGTGGCGCTGAGGATATTGCACTGCGTCAACAACAACTAAACCAAGGTCGCATCGGCTTGGGTCTTAGCGGTGAAGCGATGGGAGCAGGCGCTGGTACAGGGTATGTTAACCCACAACAGTATCAGCAGCAGTTGGCTCGTGCGATGGCTGACCAACAGATGGCAGCATCCGCTCAGGAATATGGTCAGGCTCAAATCGATAAAGCAATTTCTCGTGGTACTGGTTTGTTGTCTACGGGTATGGGTATTGAAGAAGCAGCTTTGAAACCGCTCACGTTAGGTGCTGATATTGGCAACCGACAAGCAACCGCAGGTTCTGTACAAGCTACCCATTTGATGGCAGGTGGACAAGCGGCTGCTAACGCTAACTTGGCAAGTGGTCTTGGAATGGCTGGTATGTTAGGTAGCGCAGCGTCATCTTATGGTGGCTATAAGTTTGATCCTCAGACAGGCAAACCAATCAAGTAAGGAAGAACAATGGCAAATGAAATGATGGGCTTGTTCAGCAACATATCGCCTGAGCAACGTCAACAACAGTATCTCCAACAGCAGATGGTTTCGCCAGAAGCGCTGGGTCAACAGAGTTTGTTGAATCGCGGTGTTAGCATGATGAGTAACGCTGGTGCTCGTATTGGCGGTGTTGGTGCTCGGATGCTAGGCGGTGTTTTGCCCGGCGAAGAGAAAGCCGCAGCCATTAGCAGTATGTTTAAAAACATTCAAGCTCAGGGTGGCGAGCCATCAGAGCAGATGTTTGAGTTGAGTAAGCAGTTAGGTGCTGCTGGTTATGGTAATGAGGCAATGCAGGCTTTGGATAAGGCTAACGCATTGAAGAACACTTCTATCACCCAACGCACTGCTACGGCACAGGCTCGTTCAGCAGAGACATCAGCAGATGTTGAAGAGAAAACAGCACCAGATAAGATTACATTGTCTGGTTTGGATGTTGACTATAAGACAGCTAATATCGCCTCTGTTAAAGCTCAGACTGATTCTGTTTTGGCAAGTACGTCTCGCTCACAGCAATTGTTGCCTTATGAAATTCAAGAGAAGCAAGCTGTCGTCGATAAGATGGAACAGGAGTTGGCAGAGCGTAAAGACTTAGCCCCACTGGAAAAACAAGAGCTGCAAGGTCGTATTAAAGCTGCTCGTTTTAACCTCCAACAACAACAAGCACAAGCACCTATGGTGTTAGCTAAGTTGAAGGCTGAGGCTGAGGCTGTGATGAATGACAAAGAGTTGCGTACTCAGTTACAGGCACTCCCAGAGAACGCTTCTAACGACGATTACATGAAGGTCATGCGTAAGTATGGTGACCCTAACAAAGTGTTGGCAGCTATCACACGTACTGAGACACAAAAAGCAGCAGATGCAGCCAAGATTGAAGCCGCTAAGATTCGCGCTGACGCTAAGTTGGCTCAGATGCCGAAGGACGTTGCTGAGTATGTCGGTAACATCTCTTTGATTGATTCGAGCGATAAGAAGCTGGACAAGTATATTGATGTCTTGGAAAACGATAAAGTTAACTTCGGTGTCGGTGGTCGAGTTTCTGCTTACTTTGACTCTTTCGGTAAACCAAGTGAGAAGACTTTGTTAGCTGCTCAGATTGACCGTGAATTCCGACAGCAGGCTAACCTGATCTTAATGGCTGCTAAAGGCGTCCAAACAGAAGGTGACGCTCAACGCGCATATCAACAGATCATTGGTAGTTTGGAGAAGTGGTCTAACGTCGGTGTGAAACAAGCTTTGCAAGATATCAAAGCATGGCAGCAAGAAATTAAGAAGATGAACCAAGCTAAGATTGGCGCTCGTGGCTACG